CCAATGCGTTTGTCTAGTGATGGCAATAGTTTGGTAGAATGGGCCACCAACAACAACGGACTTGGCGTGCCCACACAAGACGGCAACAACGCCACCAGCAACTATGCTGCTGCATTCTATCCCAGCTGTTTGACCACAGACCTGGGCGGAAACACAGTGGTGCAGCCGCCAAGCCACATGATGGTACGTACTATTTTGCGTAGTGATGCTGTGAGTTATCCATGGTTGGCACCAGCTGGCACACGTCGAGGTATTGTTGACAATGCTGCGGCAATTGGTTATATTGATGCTGCCACAGGCGAGTTCCAACAGATTGGAGTCAGCCAGTCAATTCGTGACATCCTGTATGAACGCAACATTAACCCAATCACATTCATTCCAGGAATTGGTATTGTGAACTTTGGTAACAAAACCACAACCACAACCACTACTGCACTGGACCGAATCAACGTGGCACGCTTGGTTGCATTCTTGCGTGGTCGACTTGAAGAAGTTGGCAAGTTGTTCTTGTTTGAACCCAATGATGAAATTACTCGTAACGAAATTTCCAATGTGGTCAACAGTTTGATGATTGACTTGGTATCCAAGCGAGCCATCTACGATTACTTGGTAGTGTGTGATACCAGCAACAACACACCAGCACGTATTGATCGTAATGAACTATGGGTAGACGTTGCTATTGAGCCTGTGAAAGCTGTGGAATTTATCTATATTCCTTTGCGTATCAAGAACACTGGCGAAATTTCAGGTGCTGCTGCCTAATAAAAAGGTGGGGGCAAACACCCCCACCGATCCAGGTAAATAAACATATAGGAGATATACAAAAATGGCAGTTTCATCATTACAACGTATGACAGTCCCAGTGGGCAGCGCCAGCGAAGGTGGCATCCAGGGCCTGTTGATGCCCAAATTAAAATACCGATTTAGAGTGTTTTTTGAGAACCTTGGTGTGTCAAAGCCCACTACAGAGCTTACCAAACAAGTGATCAGCGTGACTCGTCCCAACTTGACATTTGAAGAAATCGCAGTGCCAGTCTACAATTCAACACTTAAACTGGCAGGTCGCCACTCTTGGGCAGATGTCACCTGCTCAGTGCGAGACGACGCATCAGGAGAAGTCAGCAGACTGGTCGGTGAACAGTTGCAGAAGCAAATGGACTTTTTAGAAATGGCATCTGCTGCGTCCGGTATTGACTACAAATTTACCACCAAGATTGAAATCTTAGATGGCGGCAACGGGGCATTCGATCCTGTGGTTCTTGAAACCTGGGAACTGTATGGTTGCTACCTTAAAGGTGCCAACTACGGTGATCTAAACTACAGCTCAAATGAAGTAGTCACAGTGGAAATGTCAATTGCCTACGACAACGCTAACCAAACACCTGGTGGCTCAGGAGTTGGCGCAGAAATTGGTCGAACCGTTGGTGATGTTGTGACAGGTGCTGGCCAGGCTAGCTAACGCTATCGAGGCCTAGCCAATGTCCAACTTCGGTCAAGACTTCCTTAAAGGTTTTACCAACGTCAATTACTTGCGTGATTACACTCACGCAAGTAAAACGTTTACCTCCAATCAATACGAACTTAAACCTCGGTTCAAGTTTCTTTTTCACGTCAGTTTCACCCTTAACACACAGATTCCGTCTTTGAATCAATTTGTGAGTTCTGGTGATATCAGCAGTCTAAGTTATGTGGTCAAATCAGTTGATTTACCCAAATACAATATCAAGGCCGAAACACTAAATCAGTACAACCGTAAACGTGTAATACAAACAGGCATTGAGTATCAACCAGTTACATTGACTTTTCACGACGACGGCGGCGATGTGGTGCGCAATTTGTGGTACAACTATTTCAAATACTACTATAAAGATCCTTCACAAAAATATTTAGACACTGCCAACAACACCAATGGCAGTGCAGGTGCCAGTGAAAATTCTCAAACAGGATTTAATTACAACGGACGCGACATCTACAATGATTATCGTCAGGTCAATGACTGGGGCTATATTGGTGAATCCATCACTGACGGTAATACCTATTATACTGCCGGATCCAATTCAGGTAAGCCACCATTTTTTCGAGACATCAGAATATACGGAATGGATCAGCACAAGTATGCTCAATATGTGCTGATCAATCCATTGATCACCGCCTGGAATCACGACACCTACAACTACAGTGAAGGTGGCGGAACTATGCAAAACACCATGACCATTGCGTACGAAACAGTGAAATACTACAGCGATGTAGTTTCTGCGCCGCGTCCGAACCCCAATGGATTTGCTGACCCCGCACACTACGATACCACAGTGAGCTCACTGGCTCGTCCAGGCAGCACACGCACAGTGTTTGGGCAAGGTGGTTTGTTAGACGCTGCCGGCGGAGCACTGCAAGACTTGGAAAGCGGTGGTCCACTGGGTTATCTTGGTGCAGTACAAAAAGCTGGTACAGCATACAATACATTCAAAGGCAAAAATCTAGCAAGCCTAGCCAAAAGTGAATCGGCATCTCTAGGCACTGCTGCAATTGTTGGTGGCATCAAAAACAACGGCGGCAGATTTTTCCCTACACCTAAATCGCCACCAACTAACTAAACATTATGAGCAGTATCAACAACACCAACTACAATCTTGATCAAACTGTTCGAGTGTTTGACAGCTTCTACGAATACGATGTCAATGTTCCTGCAGCAGAATATGATATTGTGTACAGTTACTTCCGCAAAGAAATGACCACAGCCGCAGCCGCTGGCAATTTTACAGTGAGCTTGTTTAGAGTGGCCCAAGAAACTGGTATTCCTGCACTAGATTTGTTGGAGCAGTTTAAGGGTCAAAATGGTGTAAATCTAAATGTACAACTGGCCTATTATCTCAATAGTATACGTAACCGGGCCACACTGTTGGGCGTAGGTGTCCCAGTACAAAGCAATAGATACGCTGCTAGGCTAGTGGTACAATGAGCAAATGGGCACAAGGCACATATGAAGTGGTCAATCGAGACAAGTATGTAGGCACTCGGGCTCCTCGTTATCGATCAGGCTGGGAGTTCAGCTTCATGAAGTTTTGTGATTCAAATGATCATGTGCTGCAATGGGCTAGTGAAGCTATACAAATACCTTATAGACATCCGCTGACCGGCAAACAAACCATCTATGTTCCGGACTTTTTGATCACATATCGAACTCGCAACAACACCATGCGAGCTGAACTGATTGAAATCAAACCCAAAAAACAAAGCATAATTGAATCAAAAATGAGCTCCAAAGATCGTGCTGTGGTTGCCATTAACTATGCCAAGTGGGCTCAAGCAACCAAGTGGGCACAACGAAATGGAATGACCTTTAGAGTTATCACTGAAGATGATCTCTTCCATCAAGGCAGGACAAAAAGTTAAACATCATGTGGGACAAAGTCTGCTGCAGACTTTGAGTCATCCAGATTAACTCACTAAATATGGCATGACGCGAAAACTTGAAAAACTTTTTGATTTGCCGCCAACTTCTGTAGAAATAGATGCTGCTGTTCCTTTATTGCCTGCCAATCAAGAAACTTTGCAAGCACTAGATGATGCCATTGACAAAGTAGATACGGCGCTGCCTGCAGTGCGCGGTCTAGATGCAACCGATAGTGAAATGGACGATCTGGCAGATTTGGCCAAAGACAGCTACAACACTCTTATGGATCTAGGCATGCAGGTTGATTCAAGATTTGCTAGCGAAATATTCAGTGTAGCCAGCAACATGCTGGGACATGCCATCACTGCCAAAACAGCCAAGCTGGACAAAAAACTCAAGATGATCGACCTGCAGATGAAAAAGATGCGACTAGATCAACAACAGCAGGTATTAGATACCAAAGCAGCAGATGCTGGCGTTGGTTCGGCCTTGCAATCAGGCACAGGAGTTGTGCTGAGCCGCAACAATTTATTAGAACGTTTGCTAGAGCGTAAAGATCAAAATGCAACAAAAGAATAAATATACAATAGGATACTGATATGAATACACTTGCAAAATACCTTGCTGAAAGCCAACGCACATACAACTATCGCATCAAAATTGTGGGTGATGTGCCTGCTGGATTTGTCAAAGGCCTTGAAACTAAATTAGACCAATTTGATGTGGTCAAAATGTCCACGCCCAAGACCACTCCGGTTCGTAAAATTAACACTGACTTTCCGGCATTTCCCAATCAAGCAATGACCATTGTAGATGTGGAGTTTCGATACCCTGCAGTAGAGCCACAGATCAAACAGTTGGCGCAGTTGATGGGTCTAGACCCAAATCGCATTGTAATGAACACTACTGCTCACGAAGATAGTCTCAATCAAGAAGCCAAGAAAGTTGAAGAACTCAACAAAGATCTCTTGAAAGACACAGACTATCCTGCAGATGATGCAGAACAGCGAGCACTCAAGAAAGATTATGGTGCTGAACCACATGATCATGTGGTGCTGAAAAATGCTTATCGTAGTGACTTCACAGTGGCTGGTGGTAAAACACCAGCTGCTCGAACCACAAATGATATTGCTCAAGGCACACAAAGCCCAATGACCAAGATCAATCGCCCTGCCAAGCCAGCCACTGGCGCCCAACCCCGAGGATAATACAATGAGTTTCTTTTACGATTTAAACAAAAAACTAGACAGCATCCGTGCTACCCCTGAAGTCACACACAAGCAATTGAACGAACGTGACATGAGCCGCGCAGCCAAAGGCTACGAAAAGTACGGCAAAGAAGGCATGGAAGCCTTGGCCAAGGCCGGCCGTGACGGCAAAGCCCTTGACCCCGTTAGAAAAAAGTACGACAAGTATGACAACACAGAAGTAGATGAAGGCGTCATGGACACAATTAAATCTGTTGGCAAAAAAGTTGCCGGCGGTATCAACCGGTTGGTTGGCCATGGCTCCGACGAAGACATGATTCGAGACCTGCAACGCAAGTCAGGTGCTCCTGTAACAGGCAAGAAGCCTGTACCCCCACAACAAGTAAAAGAAAAACTGAGCCCAGCAAAACAAAAAAGTTTTGCAGCATTGGCACCTCCCACAGACAAAATCACCTTTGCTGACAAGATTGCTGGCGCCAAAAAAGAAGTTGACGAAATGCTGGGCGATGTGGCTGCTGAAGCCATGAAAGCTGCACTAGGAAAAGGCAAGCAACCAGTTCGAGGCATGGGCGAAGCAACCAAAGAAATTCCTGGAGGTCGTCGTCACACTGCTGAGCCAGGCGGCTATGGCCGTCGAGACGACGACGAAGCTCCTAAAGTTCAGACACAACGTGGCCGAGGCCGCCCCAAGAAACACGCCGACAGCGAAACAGGTGAAGTCATGAAGCCAGATTTTAGTGCATTTGGCGTCACAGGTAAAGATATCAAACTACCCAAGCACAAAGGTGCTGTGACCAAACACAAAATGGTTGGCGAAGGTGATGATGCTGAAGTTGATGCAGCTATCAAGATGCTGAAAAAAGCCGGCTATACTGTGAGCAAGGACGAAGAACCAGTAAACGAAAAAGCTGTGAGCAAAAAGCAGCAAAAGTTCATGGGCATGGTTCATGCAGCACAAAAAGGCGAAAAACCTGCTTCAAAAGAAGTGGCCAAAGTAGCCAAAGAGATGCCTGAGAAAGAAGCCAAAAAGTTTGCCAAGACCAAACACAAAGGCCTGCCAGAAAAAGTCAAAGAACAAGACACTGAAAAAAAAGTTGAAGAAACCACTGTCAGTGGCAGTGTAGCAACAGCACCTGCAGAAGGCGGCAAAAAAAGCAAAGGCGGCATCAACTTTGGAGGCAGTATCTATGACAGTATGAATCGTGACTTAGAAAACATGATCTCTGAAAGTATGGCTCGTCTTGATGAAAGCATGAGCATTAACATGAGTATGAACTCAGAAGCAGATGATGGCCAAGGCAAAAGTCTAACAGTCACAGCCACAGGTGATGACGCCGACAGACTGGCCACAATGCTAAAAATGGCTGGACTAGGATCCAACCATTCTGAATCATATGCTCAAGCTCCTGACATGGTGGATGAAAACAAGCCTGACTGGCCTACCAACACAGAAACTTCAGATGATGCACTGCAATACGCAGGTGGATTGAACAAGCCCAAGACAGACGTTGCTGGCGATGGTCAAACTACTGTGCCTGTTGTGGCTACCCGCCCGCAGAATGAACAAGAAGATGCCTTGCGCAGAATGATGGAAATGGCTGGTATGAGCCAGAACAACCAACTGGATGAAGGCATGATGGACAAACTCAAAAGTTTTGCAGTTCCAAAACTAATGAAATTATTAGGTCCAGATGCAGAAAATATTGCTAATGCAGTAAGACAAGCCACCGGTGGCGACCTTACTCCCAGCAAAGAAAATGCTATGAAGGTAGTACAAGCTCTAGGAATTGACCAGGCTGCCACACAAGGTCAATCACAAATGGCAGAAGGTATCGCTGGCAATTGGCAAGGCAAGTTAATTCAGGCATTGTACACCTTAGGCCTATTAGGTTCAGCAGGTGCAGCGGCATCAATGTGGGGCACAATGGGCGGTGCGTTTATGGCTAACATAGGAGTATTGTTGTTGATGTTTGCAGTTGCGTTTTTTGGCGATGCACCTGGCCAAACTGGCGCCATGGGAAAATTTGGCAACCAAGGAACTAGTACTCGAAAAGGCTTAGACATTAGCGGCAGGCCTACTGTAAATTATAATGTCAAAGAAGACGATGATCTATCACGTATGATGGAAATGGCCGGCGTCAAGAAAAAAGAAGTTGACGAAGAAAAAACTGAAGAAGGCAACAAGTTTACTGGCAACTTGGCCAAAGCTCGTGCTGCTGGCAAAAAAGAAGCAGACTTAGACGGCGACGGCAAAATGGAAAAAGTTGACGAAAGCATTTTTGCCATGACAGCAAACTTGTGGAAATCATACAAGGATTAAGCATGAAAAACTTTCGCGACTATTTGTCAGAATCTGAACAGTCTGCACATGAACCTGTGGTAGGAGATGCTTTTGCTATCAACATTCGTGAAGAATGCTTGATTGAAAGTGTTGTGATTGAGAGTCGGGACGATGGTGTGGTCATTGCTGCAGACGACCGCATGATTGAGTTGTTGGAAAGCTACGGCTATACGTTTGAAGAAAACTGTATGGAATGTGGCATGAACGAATGTGGCTGCGGTGATACTGCTGTCTATCGCGACACGCCAGATCCAGGCGAATACGATCAAGAAGGCTCAATGGCCAAAGACGATCTCAATACCATTGTGGTAGCGGCTCGCAAACTTATGGGATTGTTGGGAGACAACGACAATATGCCTGAGTGGACGCAGAGCAAGATTGATCGTGCTGCTGACTATGTGGACACTGCTGCCGACTACATTTCCAGTCAGAAAGAACGTGGCATCTCAGAACAGTCTGAAGATAGCCCTGTATCACGTGCTGTACTGCACCGCATCATGATGAGTCATCCTGGTTTGCTGGCCAGTCACGGTCCTAAACGAGTGATGGATGCGGTGGATGAACTGGCCTATCATGTGGGCAACGTGGAAGAGATTGGCACTAGCGATGTGAGCAACTGGGTGCGGCAAGTCGAACAGATGCTGGGCGGCCTGAGTGAGCAAGGCATGGCAGAAGCCGAATACCAAGGTCGTAAAGTGCAGCTGGGCAAAAAGATGCCAGGCGATGTCAAAAAAAGCAAAGTGTACGTCAAGAACCCACAAGGGCGAGTGGTCAAAGTAAACTTTGGTGATCCCAATATGACAATCAAGAAATCAAACCCAGCAAGACGAAAAAGTTTTAGAGCAAGACACAACTGTGACAATCCAGGGCCAAGACACAAGGCTCGTTATTGGAGCTGCAGATCCTGGTAACCAAGGAAACAACTATGTACAAACCTGTAAACGAAACCCTAACAACCCCTCCTGTGATGAATCCTCACAGTCCAGCCGCCCAGGGCTACAAACAACAACCTGTTGACATTCCTGGCGTGCTGCATCAAACTCGTCAGTTGTTCCAGCCAGTGATTGCTATTCCACCCGAGGACAAAAAATAATGTCAGCCAATGTTTATACCACTCTGTCCAATGCCGTGGTCTACACAGACAAACTGCGTATTGCCACTGGCAACACAGCAGTGACCTATCAAGTGTATGCAGTGGCCTTGGGCACTGCCAACGCCGAAGGCAATCTGTATTCAGCAGCACAAAGCATTCCGGCCAACTACATGCGTGATGTATACACAGGTGCTGGCAATCAAGTGACCATCACTGGCTCCAACTGGACTGCCACTGAAATAGGCACAGCCAGTTCTGCTACAGCTAGCGTTTACACACCCTGATGAGAGCAATTGAGTTCATTGCAGAGCAAGATGGTACCATTGGCAAACGACGTCAAGCTGCCACAGTGGGCCTCAACACTTTCAGTGACGGAGAACGTACCAGCAGCGATTACACACTGAATCGTGTGATGATGGCTGTGGCCATGGCCGATGGATCCAATGATTCAATTGACATGGATGCAAAATCTTGGATTGGTAAAAAACGCTCGGCACATCCTTACACTGACGTAGAACAACGCATGCTAAAACAGGCCTACAAAGCAGCTGGAGCCAAATGGACAGACGTAAACAATGGCGATTTAGATTCAGAAGAAGTCAAGTCCACCAACACACAAAGCCCTGTGCAAGCATTCAAA